GACGGTGACGGATAGCACAGGTGGCGTTCTGCACCATGACAAGCGCCCTGACCGTACCAGCAAGGAATGGAAGCGTGCGGAGAAGTCTGCACGCGAGGCACTCTACATGGAAGACTTCACGCATGGTGCAACACACTATCATGAAGCCTCGATTAAACCGTATTGGCGCAAGTCAATGAAACGTGTTGGCCGTTGGGGCAATCACATTTTCTACAGGAGCAAAGATGGGAATCGACATTCGACAGAAGGGGCAGGAAGGGGAACGCGAGATACAGCGTGCCTTGGAGCCGATTATTCGCAAGCTGATGACAGATGGGGGCTTTCCGTTACCAGACAAGCCGATCGTCCAGCGCAACCAGAACCAGAGCGCAGTTGGTGGCAGCGACTTATCGAATACTTTTGGCCTCGCGATCGAAGTGAAGCGCCAAGAGCAACTGTCCATCAACACATGGTGGAAGCAGTGCGAGATCGCTGCAAAGGATAACGGAGAACACCCTGTCCTCTTGTATCGCCAGAACGGTAAGAAGTGGCGCTGTGTGACCTTAGTGTGGTTGCCGTTGCATGGTGGCGCACAGCAGCAAGCACGCGCTGAGATGGATTGGGATTCGTTCCTGGGCTGGTTCGAGCAATGGGTTCGGCTCAAACTGGTTGCGGGTGAAGTTCCGAGAGTCTGAGGTCTCTGCTTGTTAGATTGATTACGGCTCCGCTATACTCCGATGGAATTAACATCTATTCGGAGTATAGCGTGAGCGAAATGGCAGACACCTTAACGAAGCAGGAGCGCAGCTTGCGCCAACGCTTTGTCGAGGAATACTTGGCAGACTACGACGCAGTCGGAGCAGCCATTCGTCTTGGCTACCAAGAAGCATTCGCGCAGCAGTACGCCAAGCAATTCCTCGCTGAACCCTATACGCTGAAGCTCATCAAAGAGAAGGAAGCTGAGTTCGGCATCCTTACAGAGGAAGACCAGCATCGCAAGAAGATTGTCGCAGGTCTGTATCGCGAAGCACACAGCAGGTTCAACAGCGGGGCGGCTCGTGTTGCTGCACTGACGCAGCTTGCCAAGATCATCGGCATTGAGGCACCTGTGAAGACCGAGCTAAAAGTGGAAGCTGAACAGCAAGACCTGAGCAACCTCAGCATTGACGAACTGAAACAGTTCCAAGCATTGATGGCGAAGGCGAATGCTTCTTAAGACTAAGCTCATTGACATCGAGCGAGAGCTGGCTCGTCGTTCCTTTGCAGAGTTCGTCAAAATGGCTTGGCCTGTGCTGGAGCCTGCGTCCGAGCTGAAATGGGGCTGGTCGTTGGATGCTATCTGCGAGCACTTGGAAGCTGTGACGAAAGGTGACATCAAACGGCTGCTGATGAACGTGCCTCCTGGCTGCATGAAGTCGCTGCTCACTGGTGTGCTGTGGCCTGCCTGGGAATGGGGGCCACAGGGGCGTCCCGGTATGCGCTACCTAGGCACAGCACACAAGCAAGATTTGGCGGTGCGGGATAACCTGAAATGCCGTCGCTTGATTCAGTCTGACTGGTATCAGCACCGCTGGCCCTTGAAGCTGACGGGCGACCAGAATGCCAAGACGAAGTTCGAGAACGATTACACAGGGTTCCGCGAGGCAATGGCCTTTACCAGTATGACTGGCTCACGCGGTGACAGAGTTATCCTGGACGACCCGTTGTCTGTTGATCATGCAAATAGCGACGCGGACTTGCGTGCGGCAGAACTTACCTTTACCGAAGCACTTCCGACCCGCGTGAATAACGACGAGTCAGCCATTGTGGTCATCATGCAGCGTCTGCACGAGAAGGACACCAGCGGCATCATTATGAAGCGCGAGCTCGGATATGTGCATCTGTGCTTGCCTATGCGATTTGAACACGAGCGACGCTGCGCCACTCGCATAGGATTTGTCGATCCTCGCACGCATGACGGTGAGCTTCTGTTTCCCGAGCGGTTCCCGGAGGCAACTGTGGTTGATCTGGAGAAGACGCTGGGCAGCTACGCGGCAGCAGGCCAGCTTCAGCAACGCCCAGCACCTCGTGAAGGTGGCATGTTTAAGCGAGCCTGGTTCCCTGTTGTGCGGGCTGTACCAGCAGGCACGCGCTTCGTGCGGGGTTGGGACTTGGCTGCAACCGAAGGCGCCGGCGACTGGACTGTGGGCGTCAAGATTGGGCGTCAAAAGAACGGTCGATTTATCATTGCGCATGTTGTGCGCGACCGTAAGTCTTCGGCAGGGGTTGAGCGCCTGCTGGTCAATACCGCAAGCCAGGACGGGTACGAGTGCAAGATCTCCATTCCGCAGGATCCAGGACAGGCAGGTAAGGCCCAGACGTCATACTTGATTCAGCAGTTGGCGGGATATACTGTGACGGCGAGCACGGAAAGCGGCGACAAGGTTACGCGAGCAGGCCCGCTGGCTGCACAAGCAGAAGCAGGGAACGTCGATATTCTGGAGGGTGCCTGGAACGAAGCATTCTTTGATGAAATTACTGTGTTCCCGAACGGAACGAAAGACCAGACTGACGCGGCATCGCGAGCGTTCAATGAGCTGGTGATGGGTTGCAAGTTTGATCTGGAGGCTATGTTATGAGCGAACAAACCACGGCGCGGGATGATGGCCCTTATGAGAACGTCTTCCTGAACGTCGGCACAAAAGGCGACCGTAGCGCCTACACGCGGGCAGTGACGCCCCGTCTGCTGCAATATACTGAGCTGGAAGGCTTGTACGAGGGTGATGGCTTTGCGCGACGCATCGTTGATCTGCCTGCTGAAGAAATGGTGCGTGCAGGCTACGACATTGAAGGCGTGGAAGACGATAGCGACGTTCGTGCAGAGTTGGAGGGTGTGCAAGCCCTGGAAAAGCTGTGTGACGCGATGCGCTGGGCGAACCTTTACGGCGGCGCACTTGTGGTCATGCTTGTTAATGACGGCGGCATGTTGGAAGATCCGCTCGAAGTTGAACGCGCCAAGTCGCTGGAGCAGTTGCGAGTCTATGACCGCTGGCAGGTGACGCATTATCGGAAGTACCTTGACCCGAACGACATGCGTTTCGGCAAGACTGAGCTCTACATGGTGTCACCCATCGAAGGAACACCTTACGTCGTGCATGAGTCGCGCTGCCTTGTGTTTGACGGTGTTCCGGTGCCTGACCGCATCCGCGAACGGAATGATGGATGGGGCGCCAGCAAGCTGCAACAGTGCTATGACCAGCTGACCCGCTTTGGGATGGGTCACTATTGGGCCAACCAGTTGCTCGAGCGTGCGCAACAAGCAATCCACGGAATTCCCGAGCTGACAAATCTGCTTCGCAGCCCGGGCGGTGAAGCACTGGTCAAGAAGCGTGTCGATCTGGTTGATATGACCCGTTCGATCAACAATACAATCGTCATTGACGCGGCTGAAAGCTACGACCTCAAGAGCACTCCGCTCTCGGGTGTTGCCGACATTATGGATCGCCTGGGGCTCGCTTTGAGTGCGGTGACTGGTATCCCTGAGTCCCTGCTCTTTGGTCGGCAGCAGGGAGGCCTTAACAGCACGGGCAAAGCAGATCTGGAAAACTGGTACGCGAAGATCGGCCAAGACCAGAACAATATCCTGCTCCCCGCACTTGATAAACTGGTGACGGTGCAGCTCTACGTGATGGGCAAATACGTTGAAGACTACTTGATCAAGTTCAATCCGCTGTCCGTACCGTCGCGCAAGGATGTGGCGGAGACCGATTACAAGCGGGCGCAGACCTTCGAGATTCTGAACAACATCGGCGCATTGGATGCAAGCGAGATTCGCAAGATGCTTCCGGACGAGGGTTACGATATCGAAGACGTCGAACAGATGCCCGAGACTGAAGTTGAAGAACCCGAGATGACCACACCTCCGCAGGCTGCTGGCAATGGCGAAGAAAACGACCTTCAGCAATCCTGACAGCCAGGAGCGCGAATACACGCGCCTTCTGCTGCGCTACTCGAAGCAGTTGCAGGCAGACGTGAATCGCGTTTTGCTGCCCCGCATCGACGACATTCAGGTGCAGTACAAAGTCGAGACGCGGACTGATACTTGGATTGACACGCTTGACGCACTGATGGCGGAGCTCATGCGCCTGGCGCTTGACGCGCTGGGCAGTGTGGTCACTAGGTTGCCCGGTCAGTTCAACGCGGTCAGCAAGTTCAACGAAGGGCAGTTCAAGCTCGTTGTGAAAGCGAACACCGGACTGACGCTTCCGCCGGTAATGCCCGGAGCCCCGTCTTCGTCGCTGCTGGGCGTGAATGTCTTTCGGAGCGAACCGTTCCTGAAACCGCTTGCGGAAGGTTGGATCAGCGAGAACACAGCACTCATCAAATCTTTGCCGACACGTTTGCACCCTGAGCTCGAGGGTATCATTCGGCGCGGTGTAATGAACGGTCAATCTGTTAAAGACATCAAAGACCAGATCAAGTCTCGTTATGGCGTCACTGATTACCGCGCCAAGCTGATTGCCCAAGACCAGACTTTGAAGTTGAACTCCGATTTGACACGTTACCGCCTGCAAAGCGTGGGCGTGGAGCGGTATGTGTGGCGCACCGTACAGGACAGCCGCGTAAGGCCCGAGCACGCTGACCGCAATGGTACTGAGTACAGTTGGAAAGAAGGCGCAGGTGGCGAGCACCCAGGACAGCCGGTGCGTTGCCGGTGTCGTGCCGAGGCGGTATGGGGCCCCGAAGATTGATGAATCACACTCTTTGCAATATGAATCAACCCCGCATATACTCCTGACCATGGAAGCGATCCGATATGACCGTACTGAAATCAAAGCCACTCGCACTGACGAGGGGTATTTGATTGACACGCCGATCGTAGGCCGCACTGGCATTCAGTTGTATAAGAACGCCGACGGTACGATCCGACGCGAACTTCGACCGCCTGAAGAGGTGTTCCACGCTGACTCACTGAAGAGTTTTGCTGGTAAGCCCGTCACTGACGAGCATCCAGGCGAACCTGTTACAGCGAAGAACGCGAAGCGACTGTCTGTTGGCACCATGCAAGGTGAAGGCAAACAGGAGGGAGATAATGTGGTCGCTCCGATCATCGTCCATGACGGTGAAATGATTGATAAGATTTTGAAGGGCGGCAAGCGAGAGCTGTCGCTTGGTTATAAAGTCGATCTTGAAGAGACGCCTGGTGTGTGGAACGGCCAGGAATATGATGCGATCCAGCGTAACATCCGGGTCAATCATCTTGCAATCGTTCCGCGGGGTCGTGCAGGTAATGCCCGCCTCAATCTTGATCGGCATGACGCCGTTTCTTTTAACCCTGAAGAGGAAAACAGTATGCCCACTGATAATCTTGGCCGTATTCGGCTGGATAGTGGCCTTGAATATCAGGCCGCTCCCGAGGTCATTGTCGAGGTTGAAAAACTTCGCGGTGACAAAGCCGATCTGGAAACCCGCGTCGATGAGCTGCACAAGCAACTCGACACCGTCGCCGCTGAACGCGACACCCTGAAGTCCCAAGTGGAATCGGCCGACAAAGTTCGCGCTGATGCACTGGAAAAAGCCCGCGCTGAAATCAAGGCTCGCGCTGAACTGGACAAGGTGGCTGAATCGTTCAAGGTTGATGGCGCAGGCAAGACCGACCGCGAAGTCAAGGAACTGGTGATCAAGTCCGTCCGTACTGACGCTGACTTGACCGGCAAGTCCGACGACTACGTTAATGCGGCCTTTGACCTGACGGTCTCCATGAAGAAGGACGACGCGATGGCCCAACAGCGTCAAGCAGGTGCTCCGCGGAACGACGATTCGGGCAAGCCCGAAGGCGGTTCTTACAAGAGCTTCATGTCTCAACTCGGTAACAAGGAGCAGAAATAATGCAAACTACTGTGAGCCAATACGGCGCAGCCGCTTTCAAGGGTATGCTTGACGGCATCGGTCCGCGCAACGTCCGCAGCTATGCGGCAGAAGAAGCCATTCCGGTTTCTTATCCTGTGAAGCTGGGCACCAGCCCGGACAAGGAAGTGCTTAAGGCGACCGCTGGCGCTGGTGTGGTCGGTTTCGCCCTGCATGACCACGCACGCGAGCAAAACGGTTCAGGCGTTGTGCAGTACGGCGCCACCGAGACTGTCAGCGTGCTGACTCAGGGCCGTATGTGGGTTGAAACTGACGACGCCGTCGTTGCTGGTGCTACCGCCAATCTGGTTGTCGCTTCCGGCAAACTGACCGACGCCGCAGTTGCAGCTGGCATCGAGGCCTTCACGCAAATCAGCGTGAAGTTCATTACCGCCACCAGCGCCGCTGGCCTGGCAATCGTGGAGATCAAGTAACCATGAACAAAGATCAGATGAAGTACGACGAAGCTGACCTCCGCGTCATCCAGAACACCGGCCGCTTCGACGCCAACGAAAGCGTGTTCTTCGCACGCCAGCTGGAATTCGTCAAGTCGCAGACTTATGACATCAAGCGGGTCGCTCTTAGCGCCCTGACCCTGATGCCGGTCTCGACCGCGATTCCGGAAGGTGCAACGACCCACACTTATCGCCAATACGACACCGTCGGCATGGCGAAGGTGATTGCGAACTACGCCAACGACCTGCCCCGCGCTGACGTGACTGGTAAGGAATTCACCAGCCCCATCCGCTCGATTGGTAACGCCTACGGCTACAACGTGCAAGAAGTGCGTTCGGCCATGTACGCTGGCGTCAATCTGAACGGCAAGAAGGCGATGGCTGCGACTCGCGCACACCAGGAAAAGATCAATCAGCTGGCCTTTGCAGGCGACGCTGACAACGGTCTGCCTGGCCTGCTGGGCAACACCAACATCCCGGAAGTGACTCTGGCCGCTGACGGTACTGGTTCGTCCAAGACCTTCGCCAGCAAGACCGCTGACAAGATCGTTCGCGACATCAACGCGCTGATCAACAAGGTGATCACTCAGTCCAAGGGTATTCACCGCGTCAATCAGGTGTGGTTGCCGATCGAGCAGTACGCCCTGATCGCTACCACGCAGAACAGCGCAGCCAGCGACACGACCATCCTGGAGTTCTTGCAGAAGAACCATCCGGGCGTCGAGTTCAAGCAGGTCGTCGAAATGGATGCGGCTGGTGCGGGCGGTGCGGACCGCATGTACGCCATGGAAAACTCCATGGAAAACTGGCAGCTTGAGATTCCGATGATGATCAAGCAGTACAGCCCGCAGCAGAAGGGCCTGGAGTTCGAAGTGCCGGTCGAGAGCCGCTTCGCTGGTGTGATCATTGAGTATCCGCTGGCCTTTGCGTTCGCAGACGGTATCTAAGTAAAATAGAGGGGCTGGTTCGCCAGTCCCTCTATTAACTTCAGGAGAATGAAATGAAAGTCAAGAACGTATCCGCACGCCTGCATCACGTGGGCAATGTTTCCATCGCTCCGGGCGAGGAAAAGGACATCCCGAAGGGCTTCGAGACCGCCATCAACAAGGACGAGCTCGTCGAAGTGAAACCCGCTGCACCTGCTCCGGCTGCGAAACCCGCTGCACCGAAGCCTGGCGCCCCTGTGGCCCCTGTTGCACCTGCTCCGGCTGCTGAGTAATGACCGAGCTCCAGTATTTCCGGCTTCTGGCGCCAGAGTTTGCTGGTGTCGATGACACGACTGTGAATCAATGGCTGTCAGTTGCTGGAAATCTTGCGAACACTGGTTGCTTGGATACCGAGCGGGCAGCGATGGCGCGGGCGCTGTACGCGGCGCACATGCTTTCTCTTACCACACGCTCGGGCCAAGGTAGCGCCGCGGCCCTGGGGGCCATTACAAGCGAGAAAGAAGGGGATCTGCAACGTAGTTATGGCGGCGTGAAAGGTGGTGACACCTATTTAGGCCAGACTTCCTACGGTCAGCAGTACCTCGACATCACGCGGGCGTGCTTTGGTGCAGCAATCATGACTCGGGTTGAGCAGTAATGGCGAACGTCCAGGATATCGACCGCGGCTGGAACAACATCGTCCGTGAGCTTGAAAAAGCCAAGGGGATGGAAGTTGCTGTCGGCATCCTGGAAGGTTCCCAGAACGAAGGAACCAGCATTGCTGAATATGCGTCGTACAACGAATTCGGAACGAACGATGTGCCGTCCCGTCCGTTCATGGCAATGTCCTTTGATGAGAATGTAGCTGAAATCAACAGTGACTTCCAGAAGCAAGCGAACCAGATGGTTCAAGGTAAAAAGACCGCCACTGCTGCACTGACCGTGATCGGTCAGAAGCACGCGGGGCGCATCCAGAACACAATCACGGGGCGGAACATTCTTCCCCGTCTTGCTGAGAGCACCGTTAAGGCCAAGAAAGGTTCTACGAAGACGCTGGTTGATAGTGGGGCAATGGCAAACGCTGTGCAGATTAGCATCCGCGGGAGACAAGCATGAGCTTCCGCAAAGCAAAGACCCTATTGAGTGAAGGTGTTGGCACTTATGTGAGCGGGAACTGGGTTCCGGGCGCACGCACTGCCGGAACGGTAATGGCGTCGGCGCAACCTGTGGTCATGGGGCAAGACTTGCACGCATTGCCCGAAGGGCGCCACCTGTCCGACTTCGCTAAGTTCTACAGCGACACTCGATTGAAAGTGACCGCGGATGGTGAAGGTGTGCAACCTGACATCATCGTTCATGAGGGCTACGGTTACGAACTGGTCAGCATCTTTGCGAATCAATCTGGTGTGATTAGTCATTACAAATACATCGGCGTGAAGGTGTTCAAATTCACAACGACGTCCGATTGGACGTCTGGCGTACTGAAGAGGCCCTAAATGGCAAGCAACATCGACACAGCAATTCCCCCATTCGGTAACGCCACGACCGCTGGTGTGCGAGCAAACTTTGCAGCAGCCAAAGCTGAGATCGAAGAGCTTCAGAACAATCACGGATTCGTTGATTACAACGACGCAGCAACTGGCGTGACGCCTATCAACGTCCTTGCGAACACTTGGACGAAACTGACGAATGACAAGCTGGGCCCTTACACCAAGGAAGACCAGTTGCCGGGCGCAGTGACTCGCGTGTGGGATACAGCGACCAATCAGTTCAAGTTTGATGAGCTACCTCTCAACACAACCATGGACGGGCGCTTCGACTTGCAGATAACCACGACGGCGAACAATCAGGTCGTTGATCTGTCTGCTTTCGTTGCAATCGGCGCACCTTTAGCATTCGAGTTTCCACTCATGACGTCTGCACTGTTCAAGACCGCTGGAACTTATAAGATCAACGCCTTCAACGGAATGTACGTTGGTTCCAACGACGTGAAGAACTATCCTACGGAAATCAAGTTGCGTTCGGATGCAGCCTGCACCGTTCGCGTTAATGGCTGGTACGTTCGAATCGTTATTCCTTCTGGAGTTTAATCATGCCTGCAAAAGTTGTTGAATGCACCTTGAACGGTGTAAAGGGTTTCAAAGCAGAAGGCGGTCAGTGCCATACGGGCCCCGCTGCTCGTGAAAAGGCGGTCGCGCAAGCACAAGCGATCAATATCAGTGTTGGCCGCAAGGAAGGCAAAGCCTGGGCCAAGAAGCTTCCGGTTAAGAAATGACGGTCAAGAGCACACTGCACACGTTGATCCAGGCAGTCATTGGCGCCGAGACGCTGGTCTTTGCCGACCAGAATGCGCCACGCCCGCCCCTGCCTTATTGGACGCTTCGCCTATCCGCGCAACGGCAAGTCGGTGAAGACGCTTACGGACAGGGCGTTGATGTTAATGGCGACCAGCTTGTGAGCGGTGTGCGCGAAATCACTGTGCAAGTGCAACGCTTCGGAACTGATTCCGATGTAGCGTGCGCAGACCTGCGAGACAACCTGTCCCGCACAACCATTCTTGAACAATGGCAGATTCAAAAGATTGCGCTGTACGATATCGGTGACGTGCTCAACGTGCCGTACAAGCTCGATAATTCGCAACTGGAACCCCGCGCCAGTGTGGATTTGTTCGTTCGCTTTGGCACGGAGCTTCTTGACCGTGTTGGTGTGATCGAGACGGTGGAAACGGCTGCTGGATACGTCACAAATCAAACTCCAGGGTTTGATGAACCGAATCCGGATCTGGCGGAAGTCATCACGGTTGTGTTATAGTGGGCTTGATTTGACAAAGGAGTTTTTCAATGGCAACCCTTGACGATATTGTTTCAGTACAAATCGCGCTCCAGACGACTGGTGTTGTGCGAGGCGACTTCGGTACTCCGATGATCGTCGCTCCGCTGATGACCTTCCCTGAGCGTGTCCGTGTTTATACCAGTTACAACGCTGCGGCCGAAGACGATCTGCCGCCTAAGTTGCTGACTGCGCTGTCCGACTGCTTCGGTCAGATTCCGCGTCCGCGACAAGTGAAGGTCGGTCGTCGCGCTGTGCTGAAGGCGGTGGTGGAGGTTGCCAGCTTGATTGCGCTGGGCACCTACTCCATGAAGGTGGATGGCCAGACGTACAGCTACACGGCAGACGGTACGCCTACCGCTGCTGAAATCGTTGCAGGCCTTGCGCTTGCAATCACGGGCGATACCGACGAGACCATCACTGCAACGGCAGTCGGCGACACGCTGGAAATTGCGTGGATCAGCACCGTGGGCTCTGTGGATCTGCTGACGAACCTACAATGGGGCACGATTACCCCGCTGGCAGCAGCTTCCGCGGTTGCGGACGACCTCAACGCAATTCTGGACGAGGATAACCGCTGGTATGGCTTGGTGATGGTTGAGCGCGTGAAGCAAACTCAGCTCGATGCAGCGGAATGGACCGAAGCGAATGACCGCTTGTTCATCACTGCAACGGATGAAGCTGACGTGTTGAACCCGTCGCTCGCTACCGACCTTCTGAGCGTGCTGAAGAATACGCGGTACTATCGCACGGCAGCTCTGTTCCACACGAACGCCGCTACCGAATACCCTGATGCAGCTTGGGCCGGTCGTGTATTCACCATCAAGCCTGGCGGTGAAACTTGGGCGCTGAAGCAACTGGCAAGCGTGACCCCGTCACCGCTGACCAGCACGCAGAAGCAGACTGTGGTCAATAAGGGCGGTAATACGTTCGAGTTCTACCAAGAACAGATCGCTCTGACGAATCCTGGCAAGGTTTCTGCGGGCGAATGGATTGACGTCATCCGCTTCCGCGACTGGTTGAAAGATACCATCCAGGTCAATATGACGCAGATGATGATCAACCGCGACAAGGTGCCTTACACCGACGCGGGGATTCAACTGTGCGTGAATAACCTGCGGAAGTCGTTGCAGGAAGGCCAGAACGTGGGCGGTATTGCGCCCGACGAATTGGACGCCAGTAACAACACGGTTCCAGGCTTCGTTATCACGTATCCGCGATCCGTTGAACTGGCTCCGAGCATCAAGGCGTCCCGCGTCCTGTCGCTCGGCTTTACGGCCCGCCTTGCTGGTGCGATCCACGTTGTGGAAATCACTGGTGCCCTGGCATACGAACTCTAAGGAGAAGATGAATGAGTGCTACTTTGACAGGTTCTTACGATCCCGCACAGGTGATCTGTACTGTGGGCGGAGTCATTCTGTCAGGCTTCAGCGATGGTGATTCCATCATCGCTCGACGCGCTGAAGATATGTACTTCACCCGCGTTGGCACTGACGGCGGTGTTGCACGCGCTCGCAACGCGAACAAGATGGGCGAGTTCGAGTTCAAGCTCTTGCAGACCAGCCCGGCCAATGACCTGCTGTCCGCATTGCTTGCAACGGACGACCTTACCAACGACGGCCTGATTGTTATCCCGATCGGTGTTGTGGATGGTTCCGGGCGCTCCCTTGCTGCTGCGACGCAGTGCTGGATCAAGTCCGTTCCGGAAGCTACGTTCGGCAAAGAAGTCTCCGAGCGTGTGTGGGTATTCAGTGCAGCAGATCTGAAAATCTTCCACGGCGGTGGCAACTAAGTTGAAGGAAGCAAACGGGGCCCACAAGGCCCCGTTTTGTTATACTTGACTCATTGACCACATTCGAGGGATTATCATGCAACAAGAAACCTTTATCGTAGGCACGCGGGAATTCACCGCTGTGCGTATGAACGCCTTTGCCGCCAATAAGCTGCTCATGCGGCTCCAGAAGATTGCGGTTCCTGTAATCGGCTCACTGGTGGGCGCTGGTAAAGGTCTGGGCGATATTGATGTCAAAGAAGCCGCTCAGGTGATTGCGGGTAACTTGGACGAGTCCATCATGGACAATATTGTTCTCCCGTTGTTTGCAGAGTCCCGCGTGTATTGCGTGGAGACCAAAAAATTCATCAAAGTGGGCACCGATATTGATCAGTGCTTTACGACTGAAAACCTGTTCGACCTGTACGAACTGATCTTTGAAGTCGCGAGGTATCAATTCGGCCCTTTTTTCGCCTCACTGGTCGAACGCTTTGGCGCTCTGACCGAAGGCGTGAAGACAACGCAAGCGTCCCAGGCAAGCTAGACGAAGAGCTGTCTGCGGAGCTATGGATATGGCGCCCGATCCTTGCGGGGAAGGTGACGCTCCAGGAAGTGAAAAACGGTGTTGCCACGGCGGAGGATTTGCAGGCGCTGAACGCGCTGCTTGATATGCAGTCCGACATCGAAGCGGCACAATACGAAGCAGCAAAGGCACAGAGGTGACGAATTGATTGTTCGCGAACTTATTACTCGACTAGGCTTCTCGCTTAACCAGACTCAGCTGAACAATGCTGAGAAAGGTGTCAAGCGGGTCAAAGACCAGGCCGAGCAGGCAGCGACCGCATTTCGGAATATGGCTGCTGCTGTGGTCAGCTTTGCTACCGTCAAGGCCATCATCAATATCGCGGACGAGATGCAGAACATCCGCACTCGAATCGGTCAGCTTCCGCAGACCGTTGGCGATGCTGGTGATGCGTTCGATGAAGTTGCAAGGCGTGCAAGCGCATCCGGTGTTAAGATTGACGCTTACGCTTCGCTCTACACAAAGGTCGGCAACGCGGCCAAAGACTACATCACGACTCAAGAAGACCTGCTGGGCATCACCGACACGATCTCGCAGGCGCTTGTCGTGGGCGGTGCAAGTGCGCAGGAAGCGTCCGCAGTGATGACACAGTTCTCGCAGGCATTGGCCTCGGGTGTGTTGCAAGGTGACGAATTCCGTTCCATGGCAGAAGCTGCCCCTCAGTACCTCGACAAGCTGGCGGAGGTGATGAAGATCCCTCGCGAACAGCTCAAGAAGATGGCGTCAGACGGTAAGCTCACTGCGAAAGCTGTGATTGACGCCACGCGCCAGATGTCGGATTACTTTGGTGACAAGTTTAAGCAGATGCCAATGACTGTCGGTCGTGCGATGACTGTCATTGGGAACCGCTTTGCGCGGATGCTCGACAAGATGAACCGCGATTCCAACTTTGTGACCACAATCGCGAACGGCATTCTTACCGTGTTCGATAAGATCGAGGCGGGAGTCTATAAGCTGGTTGAAGCGTTTGGCGGATGGGAGAACATGATCCGCTTCGTTGGTATCGCGATTGGCGTTGCGTTCGGCGCCAAGGCACTTTCTATTCTTTCCGCTTTCCGCGCTGCCAGCCTGCTTGCAATGCTTCCGTTCATCAAGATCATTGCGATCGTTACCGCTGTGGCACTGGTACTCGAAGACCTCTACGTCTGGATTCAAGGGGGCGAATCACTCATTGGATCATTGATCGGTCCTTGGGAAGAATGGCGGGTTTATGTGATGGGGGCAATTGAAGCGGTGATGGCTGTGTTCCGGTGGTTCGGCGAACTCATTGCTGCCATTGCCGCTGCGATCGTTGGTGCCTTCACTCTCGACTGGAACTTGTTCAAGACCGGGCTGGAAGGAATTGGAACCCTCCTGTGGCAAGTTGTGGGTCAATGGGGAATCTGGATTCGGGATGCGTTCGTTGCTGCCTTCACCGCTGTCACAACCTACGTGACGGAGGTCTTTACGGCATGGGGGTCGATGATCTACAACGCGATCTTCCTGCCGATTGTGAATGCTGTGAGCGATGCTTGGAACAAGGTGAAAGGGCTTGCCTCCGGTGCATGGGAGGGAGCCAAGAGCTTTGTTGGCCTAGGCAGCGACACAGGGGCCGGCACAGGCGCTGGCGCCACCCCTGCCAGTACCGTAGCACCGGCCCAGCTTGCGCCGGCTGCTATGGGGGCAGGTCGCCCGAATGTGCAATCCAACACCAACGTGACAGTCACCGTTCCCCCTGGAACAACTGCCGAGCAGGCAAAGTTCCTGCAGACTGCGGCACAGCAGTCTTTCGGGAAGGGTTCAAACGATAAGTTGGCACGTGACCTTGCAGTCTATGCGCCCTAAGGACAAGACATGATTGGACTATACTTCGGCGGACAATGGTTTCAAACCACATTCGGAAACCTCTACGGCAATATCGAGCTGGATGCGGTTCTGGACGAGAACCACGAATGGTCTGCTGAGGCAACTAGCAATCCGGTTGAAGTTGGCGCACCAGTGACCGATCATGTCATCGACCAATCCGACAAACTGAAGCTCCGCGGATTCGTTACCGATACGCCGATCGTCCTGAGCCAGTCCGTGGAAGGTGTGGTCAATTCCGGTGCAGTAGGGAATCGCACACAAGCGGTCTTCGATCTGCTGCACCAGTTGCTGAAGCTCAAAGAACCGATGACCGTCTATACGAAACATCGTATCTACGACGACATGGTTCTAACGAACGTAACTATTCCGCGAGCTGCTGGCGTAGGTGAGGCAATTGAGTTCAGTGCCGAATTCATCAACATCCGTAAGGTGGCCACACAGATGGTTGATGTGCCCGACGGAATCAATCCTAAGAAAGACAAGAAGGCGGACGCTTCCACAGGTAAAAAAGCTGAACCCACTAAGGACGGCGGAAAGAAACAAGCTGAGACAGTTCAGAAGCCGTCCAGCACACTTTCGAGGATCCTGAAATAATGGCACTCATTCAAAAGATTCCTCTGCAAGCAGAAACGACCGACCAACTTGTCAGCGTAGAGCTTGACGGAAATCCCTATATCCTGCGCGTGCTGTGGAACGAGCGATTCGGTTACTTTTCGCTTTCAGTCAATGCAGCAGACGACACGCCCATCTTGACGAATATCAAGATGGTGAAGAATTACCCGCTCATCGGTCGCTTTAAGAGCGATCTGCTGCCGGCTGGTGATATCTACTTTGTGCAGGAAAAAGGAAACGCGGATCGTCCGGGATACAGCGATCTTGCAGTTAATTTCGGTCTGTACTATTACGAAGCTGACGCGGTCGTTACTGCGCAACCTGTGCGTCAGGCGGTTCCCGAAGCTGTGGTCGGTACGGTATGGGATAGCAACCTTTCGACGTGGGATACTGGTTCCACGCTTTGGGATCAATAAGCCATGCTCTTTAATCGCGTCGCATCATTGGTCATCGGTAAGGAAGGTGGCAAAGGAAAAGAGCTTGCCGGTCTGCGCTTTTCTTTCAGCATCCAGAAGGGTGCAACAAAGTCCCCGAACCAATGCACAGTCAAGATCTGGAATGCTGCACCGGAGACCAGAGCTCTTATCGAAGTGATCGGAAACGTGCTGATTCTGAAGGCTGGTTACAGCGAAGACATCGGTGCGACCACAATCTTCAGCGGCAATGTGACTCGGACGCTGACAGTACGTGAAGGGCCCGATTGGATCACCGAGCTTGAGATGCAAGATGGGTTCATGGAGTTCCGTGACGCCAAGGTGTCTCTGTCTTTTGCCAAAGGTGCTACTGTTTTGCAGGTCGTTACCGCCATCAGCAAGAAGTTCGGTCTTCCTGTGCGCCCGCTTCCGTCGGATGTTGCCAAGAAGCAGTACCCCGCGGGCTTTGCATTCGTCGGTCGTGTGCGCGATGCAATGGACAAGGCGTGCGAGAACGGGGGATTGGAATGGTCCATTCAGAACCGCGAGATTCAGGTCATTAAAAAGGGCGGAGTGTTCAAGCAGAAGGCTTATGTGTTGTCACCCGACACAGGGTTGATCGGTTCGCCTATGCAAGAGTCCAAGACGATGACCGAGAAAGCTGCTGCCAAGGAAGGCATCACCGCAAGTCAGCCCGGCGTGCGTAAGACTACAGAACGCGACAAAGACGGCGAAGTGCAGGAGATGCTTCGTGTCCTTGGATATAAAGTGAAGACGCTGCTGCAACCATTGCTCGAGCCAGGCGGGTATGTGCAAGTGAAGTCGAAAGGTATCGATGGCGAGTTCTTTCGAATTGAGGAACTTACACACTCGGGCGACACGCATGGCAACGAGTGGCACAGCGAACTGACCTTGAGGTATGTGAAATAATGGCTGAGACATCAAACAACCCGATTGACGCGCTCATGGGGCTGGTGCGAGCACAACTCTTGGACGTAAATACCGCGCTGCCTGCTGTGGTCGTATCATACGAGAACGGTCTTGCCCGTGTTGCACCAACACCGAAGAAACGGTTCGCGGATGGGGACGTGCTGGACTATCCGATTATTCCGAATGTGCGCGTGTGCTGGCCTTCGTTTGCAGGCGGGGCAGCAGGAATCAAAGGGCCAGTCAAGCCTGGCGATCGTTGCTTACTGGTGTTCTCCCAACAAGCGGTCGATGGCACAGACGATCGACGTATGTTTGACCTTCAGGATGCCTATGCGGTCATGTGCGACCTGGGCAACGCGGGAGCAGGTGACAGCGGCAACAATGCCGACATGACGATGTTCTTCGGCGCAGCTTACATTAGACTGACAGAAGGTGGGGCGTTGAACATTCATGCTCCGGGCGGAACCAATATCGACACACCTGCAACGACGAACACTGGAACGCTGACCACACAAGGGAAACTTACTTATCAGGACGGGCTTGCGGGTTCCGGTGGCGCCAACGGCACTGCAATCAGTGGAAACCTTGTGCATACCGCGGGCAGCATTACCAGCCTTGGCAAGAAGATTGACGGGACGCACACTCACAGCGGCGTTCAGCCCGGCGCTGGTAATACGGGGGCTCCGAATGCTTGACGTCTATAACTTGATGGACCTGCTTTCAAAGTGCTATCATCCTCGATATGCTTGACATCGCGCTGACAACATCCCACGACCTTGACACCAGTTCGCTAGATCTGAAGCTGGTGGATAAGGCTGAACAGGTGCGCCAGCAGTTACTCATCAAGCTCAAGCTCTGGCGGGGTGAATGGTTCCTGGATACAGAATTTGGGACGCCGTACCTGCAACAGATTCTGGGCAAGCAATTGACGCTCTCCGGAGCTCTTGCTGCATTGCGAAAGAGTATTCTGGAAGTAGAAGGCGTTCGCCAGATTCTTTCTTTCTCATACACGTTCAGCAACGCCACGCGGAAGCTGACGGTTGAATTCACGGCGGACACGCCCTACGGAATTGTCGAGGTAACTGCATGAGCCTGACTCAACAAGGTTTCGAGCGTCCGCGTCTCACCGAGATCAAGGCGGATTACGACCAGCGTTTTACTGATGCGCTGGGCCCAGTGAATACGAACGCCGATGCTGTGGTCGGACAGATCATTGGTATCTTTGCAGCGGCGCTGGACGACGCTTACGAAGCACTTCAGAACACCTATGACAGCATGTACCCGTTCAGCGCGGAAGGTACTTCGCTAGACGGCGCGGTGTCGTTTGTGGGGCTGGAGCGCCTCTCTGCTGCGCCAACAACGGTTGTGGCCATGTGCTACGGTACTGAAAGCACGTTGATCCCCGCTGGTGCCCTTGCACGCTCGCTCGATAATCGCCAGTACGTCACAACGGCAGATACCGTTATCAGCCGTTCGAGTTCCGGCGACGTACTTATTGAACCGAATACCGTCTCGAACGTCGCAAACTATCAAGTGATCGCCAACGGTGTCAGTGTGGTCTATACGTCAGACGCCAGCGCAACGGCGGCAGAGATTGCCGCGGGACTTGCTGCATTGTTCGACACTAATAGCTTCTTGGCGACTGCTGACAATGGTGTGCTTCGTTTGCGTGCAGCTGACCAGTATAGCGATTTCACTTTGACCGTGGATAGCAAGCTGACAATCACAAAGCTCGGAACCCCTGTCGTATTCACGGGCCTGGAAATGGGAGCTTATGCGTTGCCCGTTGCTGCGCTTACCCGCATTGATAGCTCCGTCGTTGGATGGGATGAAATCAATAACCTTGTTGCAGGTTCAACGGGTCGCTTCACTGAAACCGATGAGGAGCTGCGCGAGCGCCACGCCAATAGCGTTCGGGTAACTGGTGCAGCAACAGCACAAGCAATCCGGTCGCGTGTGCTGGCCGAAGTAGATTCCGCCACGTACTGCGCAATCTACGAGAATCGAACGAATGCGATTGATGCGTTCAACCTTCCGCCGCATTCATTTGAAGCGGTTGTAAATGGCGGTCTGGACCAGGCGGTCGCTGACAAACTGTTCGAAGTAAAGCCCGCTGGAATTGAGACTTACGGCAATACAAGCATTCAAGTTCTGGATGAGAATGGTGATGTGCAGTTGTGCAAGTTCTCTCGCCCTGTAAGCAAGTTCGCCTGGATCCGAGTGAGTGTGAATGCGCTCAACTTGGAGGAAGTCCTTACGAGCGAAGTTGTTCAAGCAATCAAGACCGCTGTGTTCAACTACGGCGCAACAATCGGTATTGGCGAAGACATCATTACGCAACGATTCTATGGGCCGATTTACACTGCGACAAGTGGCATCGGTTCCATTACCGTTGAAGCTGCAATTACTGCACTGATTACCGACACACCGTCTTATAGCACTGCAAACGTGGCGGTGGCGCGTGCGGAGCTTGCAACCTTTGACGAAGCACGAATCACGGTTGTTGGAGTTTAATGATGCTTGATTACGCTTCTATCGCTGTACCGCGTCTAACAGGGCAATTTGAAAACTCGCCCAAGTTGAAGGAATTGATGGCGCAGATTGTGGGGCCTTTAACCACATTGGAAACGGACGCTGACGCCTTGATTGCTGACCGTTGGATCGATACCGCGATCGGTGCGCAGTTGGACGGCTGCGGATACATTGTTGGCGAGGCGCGTGCTGGCCGTGATGATGATGCGTATCGTGTGGCCATTAAGTTCCGCGTGTTTGTGAATATCTCTAAGGGTACGCCCAGCGATCTGATTCAGGGTCTGAAGTTCCTTACGGATCCAACCGACTGTCAGTATCTGGAGACGTACCCTGCCACCGCTTTGCTTTTCACGAATGGATTCTTTGTTGATTACAAGATCCAGGCGGCGATGCAGGATTTGTCACCTGCTGCGATCTGTACTGTTCCGGTTGCAGTATCCTTCCGCGATAAACCGTTCCGCTTTGCGAAGGAACCGATTCCTGGCGAATTATTTGTCAATAACGGTGCAGACTATCTAACGGCCGAAGGTAGCGATATTCAGGTCAGTCAAGGTGCTTTGGCTACTGGTGCAGCAACTCTGGGCGGATGTGTTCCAGCGGAGCTTGATGTCGGAATAGGATATTTGGACGTTGGCGGGCCAACGCTGGCTGTGTATAATCCAAATAGTTTGAACACGATCGGTCACTATAACCTCACAGGGGTGTTTCAATGATTCAGTTTGCTGAAGACTACGTCGGCTATCCCGACGGCCAGCAGAACGTGGGCCAGCCCCCGGATGCAGTGCTGTCAGCAGGGTTTATTCCAGAGACCGCTGGTGCTCGCGGGCAACCGTTACCGGCCCAATGGCTCAACTGGCTTTTCCAGAAAGTGTTCCGTCTCATTAACCGTGACCGCGTCAGCGATGCAAACGGGGTCGGCCTTTTCACCGTACCGAACAGCGTTATCCGCTTGGAAGCCTTTGACCGCAACGACCCGAATAAGTACCTCGTCGCTATCGGGTACAAGGGAGCCGCGGACGTCGTGCATACGCTGAAAGTGATCAACAGTGCGACCCTTACCCTTGGCGCTGCAACAGTTGGCGGCAATCAGCCCGTAAGCGGCGGAAGTGCCAATGTGGTTATCATGGCAACGTCGCGTCAATTTGGAGACTTGTAATTATGGCACTCACTGCATCCGAAGAAGCACTTGTTCGACAGCTACTTGACCAGCAAGCAGCGATTCTATCCCTTGCCGGTAACGAAGCGACCATCACGTCGAAGCTGGGCGCCACTAAGGTCACGTTGGCGGATTTGGTTGCTGCAAGCTCGCTTGCAGACGCCGACCTGCTGCTGACCCGCCAAGGCACGACGGACAAGAGCGTTCGCGCTGATATTCTTGCTGCCTACATGGGTGCAGAGCTTGGCGCATTGTTTGCACCGATTGCCAATCCCACATTCACGGGCGATCCAAAAGCGCCTACCGCTGCACAGTTTGACAACGACACTTCGTTGGCGACGACTGCTTTTGTTCAGCGTGCGCTCGGCAATCTAAGGTCGCTAGGCAGCACGAATGTCTCTGCGGCATTGACTGCGGCAAACATCGGGCAGATTTATTGCTTCTTTGGATCAACAGCTTCGCAGCAGATAACACTTCCAGCAGCTAATTCCGTTCCGGCAGGCGCAGGCGTCTGGCTTGTTAATCAGGCGACTGTGAGTGTGCAGATTATCGGCGCAGGAGCCGACACGGTAAATAGAAACACCCTGTCGGGCCTTGCAAACTCCGCAGGGCTAACTCTTTGGCCGGGCGATTCTGTGTTCTTCGCTTCGAATGGCGGAACGACATGGAATACATTTGGGTTTGCGGCAAATCAGCAATTTCCGTTTGATAAATCCAGCAATGGCTACCAGAAGCTTCCAAGCGGAGTTATTGTGCAATGGGGGAACATTGCAACGAGCGGTTCTGGGGGTGTGACGCTAACTTATCCAATAGCCTTCCCGAATGCTGTTGTTAGTGGGAGCATGCAACTTGTTTCAAGTCCGTCTTCCACAGCCGTCCATCCGGGCATGGACTTTTCTGGATTGTCTTCAATGACTGTTTATACGCGAGACGCAACATCGGGACTTTACACTGCGGTAAATTGCAAATATATTCTTATCGGTTATTAGGAGCTGACTCATGTTTTACGCAAAATCCACGAACGGCTTCTACGCTGAAGCAATCCACGGCGACAGCATCCCCGACGATGCGGTTGAGATCACGGTCGAGGAGCACGCCGCCCTGCTTGAAGGCCAGTCTCAAGGCAAGCTGATCCAGGCTGACGCCAATAGTCGTCCGGTTCTCGTCGATCCGCCTCCGCCCACCCCTGAGCAAATCGTCGCCCAATACACAGGAGCCGTTCAGCAGCATCTCGACAACTTCGCACGGACGCGAAACTACGACGGCATCCTGTCGGCGGCAACCTACGCCACGAGCCAGGTGCTCAAGTTCAAGGCTGAAGGCCAGTACGCGGTCGAGGCGCGTGACGCAACGTGGGCCAAGTGCTACGAGATCCTGGCTGCTGTCGAAGCCGGCACGCGCCCGATGCCGACCATGGATGAACTGCTCGCTGAGCTGCCGGTGTTGGTGTGGCCACAATGACTTGGCTTCTCATCGGACTGGCGGTAAGCGTAGTTCTTAGCCCGTTTATCGGAATGTGTATTCGTTTCGGAATGGAGGGTGAAGCATGAGCGTTCTTCACGGTGTAGCTTACACGCTCGCGTTCCTGTGGGCCTTCTGGGCGATGTACGTTCTTGTCATGGGTATATATCGGGCGCACCTTGCAAAGCGACTTACAGCCGTGACGCTGTGCCTGTCCGCTCCGTTTATCGTTGTAGGCTATCTCATGGATGTCGTTGCCAACCTGACCGTCGCTTCGTTGGTCTTCCTGGAGCTCCCGCGTGAGCTACTTGTCACCAGCAGGCTTCAGCGGTATGTAGCACTTGGGCAAGGGTGGAGATTCACCGTTGCGGACTGGATTTGTAATCACCTTCTGGACGTATTTGACCCGTCCGGCAACCATTGCTGAGGAACCATGGATCAGACTATCATCAATTGGCTTCTGGGCGGATTCGGCGCTTTGATTGGCTTTCTTCTTAACGCTGTGTGGCAAGCTGTGAAAGACTTGCAAGCTGCTGACACAAAGTTGGCAAGCAAGGTCTCGGAGATCGAGATCCTTGTTGCCGGAGATTACCTTCGACGAGATGACTTCACCCATACGGTGGAGGCTCTGTTCAAGAAGCTGGACAAGATCGAAGACAAACTGGATAAGAAGGCGGATAAGTGATGACGTACAAACTCGGACCGACGTCGCTCTTGCGCTTGCAAGATGTGCATCCAGATCTCGTGAAGGTTGTGGAGCGTGCGATAGAGCTGACCGAGATTGATTTCACTGTGCTTGAAGGGCGTCGCACCAAAGAACGCCAGGCTGAGTTGCTGAAGGCTGGTGCTACGACCACAATGAACAGTCGCCACCTTACGGGGCACGCTGTGGATCTGGGCGCACTGGTAGGCGGGAAGGTTAGATGGGATTGGCCGCTCTACTATAAGATCGCAGATGCAATGAAAGCCGCTTCTGCGGAACTTGGTATTCCGGTCGAATGGGGCGGTGACTGGAAGAAATTCAAAGACGGCCCTCACTGGCAATTACCTCACAAGGAGTATTCAGCATGAACTGGTCAGACGTAGGAAGTTGGCTCAAAGCGAATGCAGGTTCAGGAGCTGCACTGGTGGGCAGCTTGCTGACAGGGAACGTGCCTGGGGCCGTTGCTGCCGGCGTTGCGCTGGTTGGCAGTGCTACCGGCACCAATGACCCCGCGAAGGCCCTTGCCGCCCTACAAACCGACCCCGCTACTGTGGTCAAGCTCAAAGAGCTGTCGGTGCAGGAAGAAGCAAGCATCCGCGAGCACGTTCGCGCCATGGAAGAGATGCGTCTCAAGGACGAACAAGCTGCGCACGAACAGCAGCAACTCACCATTCGCGGGGGCGATGTTGCGGAAGACGAATACGTCCGCCACACACGACCAATGATGGCCCGCCAGAGCTGGTATGCCACGATGGCGTATGTGATCGGGTTTGAAGGTCTCAAGGCGATGGACGTGTTCAAGGTTGGCGCATCCTGGGATCTTGCGATGATCGTTATTGCTCCGGCAGCAGCCTACCTAGGCTTCCGCTCGCTGGACAAGTTCCGCAAGAAATAAAACCTCTGTCCTTCTCCCGGAGGTTTTGCCCGTCACGTCGGACATGCGTGACGGGATTTTTACTTGCGGCAGGCGGTGTTGTAGATGCCATCGTAATCGGGCCAGCCTATCGACGGGTCTTTCTTGTTCAGCTTCACCATCTCGCAATAATGCTCAAGCTGTGCCTGTTCATCTTCGGCGTCCATTGTGCCCACCAGCCCGAACAGAATGAGTCCCGCCAAGACGGCGCAGATGGTGTAGAAGTTGTCTTTCAGAATGCTTGCGCGTTTCATATCGTTCCTCAGATGTAATGGTTGTTCTGGAGCCAGCCTTTGAAGGATTGGACGTCACCGCGATGCACACGGCCGCGGTGCTGCCATTTGTTGCTCGGCGGATAGTACATCACCGCACCGTGTTCGGTATCAATCCGGAACACGTTCTTCGACTGCTCCTGGGCCGGGATGCCTAGTTCCTGAAGCTTCTGGATATTGACCGTCGCCTTCTCCGCTCGGCGTTCCTTGTGGTATTGCTTGAGCGCGTTCATTTCTTCTGCCATGTCACCCATGTTGGGACTCCTTTTCGCTGGTTGCTGGTTGCACAGGGCCGGCAGGGGCCGCGATCGCAGCCTCGCCGGTGTAAGTGTATTGGCCGTTAATGCAGTCGCTTAAAGCCGCCTGCATTTGCGCCCACTTGCTGGTTGAGCGACACCGTTTTGCCGTACTCGCGGCCATCGTAGAACGCACTGGCGCGAAGCGAGTTGTCGGCACGCGCCTTCGCTGTGGTCAGCGACACACCAGTCCCGTTCAGCCACTTCTCGTTTGCGTCAGCTTCACGCTGGTGCAGCGTAACAAGAACCAGCGCAGTGCCGGGAGTGCTTTCGGTATCGTTCTTGATCATCTCTTCAACACGCTTACGAATGCTATCGACAGTTCCAACACAGAAGGAACGCCCTTGCGGAGTCGTCGGTGACTTGTAACGGGTCGTCGCTTCGCGCTTGACAGACTTGATAAGGAACTCGCTCATATAACGAGCAGTGATCACATTTGATTGACGCCCGACGAAACAGTGTTTGTCCTTTCCGGATGTCCCTGTTCCGCTGTAGAAGTATTTGCAGAAGAACAGCTTGGCCACCGCTTGCGCAAGGCTGCGGGCCCAACGGTCTGCGCTGATGACCACATCCTGCCGTTCGCGTGCTTCGTTGCTTTGGTCTTCGGGCAGGTCGCTCATGGACAGATTGTACTTGGCCAGCAGGTTGTAGGCCATTCGCAAAGCGGTCTCCCGCTCTGCTTCGGTTGCGCCTGCATCGTTGCCTAGCGCAACCATCTTCTTGACACGCTCGAGGATCTTGTTGGTGTCGGTCATGTTGTTCTCCTTAGGCGTTCAGTGCAATAACGGAAGAGCGAAGTTCGTTGTAATCCATCGCAAGGATCTTGACTTTCGCTTGAACTCTGGATTCCAGCGGCAGGAACGGATCGATGTTTGCCATCAGAACCTTACGAAAGGTTTCGCAGGTCTTGAGGATGTCTTGCCCAGCTTGATTCGGGTTGTATTGGTTGCTCCGTGCCATTTCGTTTCTCCTAAGTGCAGTTGATGTGCTTGCAGTATAGGATAAATCTAGACCTGTGCAAATTATTTTTGTTCGGGTGACTTTTGCAGGTAGCCAATATCGTAGAGCATCCGCTCCGCCTCGCGCTCATACCATTCATAATCGATGTCTTGCGGGAACAGTGCAGGCAAGTCCATCAAGGGCTTTGCACCTTCCGAGCGCGGAACCTTGTTCCCGCTGTCCGCATACACAATCTCACCCTGCTCACCTGCTGCATAATACCAGCGGATGGACTTCCCGAGGAATTGACCGTCCTTCACCGCGCCACCTTTCACAGTACGCACGGACACGAACTTCCGTACATCAACGCAAGAGCGCACTGTGGTCATGATCGGCGTGCCCTTGGTAAGCAGTTCCAGCACAGCATCGACACAAATCTGGTTCGTCGGGTTCTTCTGCAGACCCGTCTTTGCGTAAGCACCTTTCGTCTTGCAACCGTCAGCCTCGTAGAGCCACTGCTTCGCTTGCTTGTCAAACTTCTTCTTGACTGCAATGTAGTTATTCACGTCCCGGCTGAAGACTGCGAGGTATTGTGTGTCCTCGGTCTCAAAGCCCGTATCAACTTCCCATTGCTTCACAATGGCGTCGCATTCAGCTTGGCGTGCTGTGGGGCACTTGATAACGATGCCGTCCGTGTTTGCGCTAACCACATTGATTCCAACCAGCTCCAGGCGCTCAATCAGCATCAGTAACGATAGTTGGCCCGTCACTGTCACCTGAATCAGCAGGTCGGGCGCGTAGAGGACGGAGTACCTGCTGCCCAGCTTGCCGAATGACCCGTTGATGGTAATCTTGAGCGAGTCAGCGATTACCTTGTTGCCCGCGTGCTTGGCTGCAATACGGCGCTCAACCAGTGTGCGATAGACGCGAAGGAAGTTGGGCCCCAAGTGTTGCGGGTACAGACTCTGATTCAGAATGATATACGGGTAATAGGACGTCACGTCGCGGTCAATGAGTAGCGTGTTGGCGTCGGCATAGTGCGCGGCACATTGCTCGGAGCTGTGCAGGCCACCGATACCCATCCGATACACTGCGCCAGCCATCTCCAGGCGCAGCGCCTTCAGCTCCTCGGGCATACCGACGTTCCCGTCTTCGCTCACAATGAAGTTGGCATTACGCACAACATCGAGCGCCCAGTTCATGAGCGGGGACTGGTACTTGATAAAGTGTGGGATCTTGTATTTGTAGCGAGTTCCGGGTTCAATGATCGGACGCTGGGCGCGTGCCCCGTTCAGGCGTTCAATCTCTTCCGCGATAACAGCCTCAGCAATCTGCGCGTCGGACTTGCTTCGCAGATCCATCTTGTACTCAAGCCCCATGCTTTCGCGAAGATCGAGTTGCTCCTTCAGTGACTCATGTAGAATGGCAGTGTTTGTCAAGTCATTAACGCAATACCAGCGAACGATCGCCATCTGCTCGGGTGACAGCATGGTCTCGGGATGGAACGGTAAATCTTGCATCCGCGGGGCGTGCAATCTGCCACCGTAGATCTTCAAACTGGCGCGAAGCGGTGCAACCTCAATCAAGTCAATATGATTCGGCTTAATGCCTTTCACCTTGTACGAACGCAAGACGTCCGATGGGCGTGTGCCATTCACAATGATCTCGTTTGTTGCTGCTTTTAGTTGTGCGTTGGTCTTCCCCGCCAGCGCCATGGACAGGATTGGGATGTCATAGTTCCAACCGTTGAAGCTCACAAGGCAGAACGTATTGACAATCCATTGCAACTTATCTCGGTTGAAGTCATGGTTCGCTGTGCGTTCGAAATAGATTACCTTTCCGCTTGCAAGCGACGTGAAAGCAATCAGAAAATAATTGCAGTAGCACTCAATATCGAACACGAACCGTTCGCGCTTTGCAGCAGCAATCGCAAGTTCCCAGTCCTCAAACTGCGGAACGCGGAATGCCAGCGCGTCATGCAGCCCAGGCAGATAGTCTGGGCGTTCCCAAGTGCGCTCGGGCGGTGTGCGTTTGGGCTTCTCTGCCTTGGGAGGTTTTGGTGGAGGGGTGTCGTCCCAGAAAAACCCCGCGATGTCAGCTCTCGCCATTACTGACGCATCCCAACAATCGCGCCGCGCAGACGGTCACCGAAGAACATACACGGCGACGGGTATGCAGACCAGTCGATGAACTTGCAAGTTCCGTTGAGCAAGTTCAGCATGTCAATGTGATAGACGCCAGTGTGGTCAAACCCGTCAATCTCATATCCAGCCCCTTCAGTTTCGTCGTCATGGGTGGATATTTTACCAGCGCCACGGAACAGGATGCGACCGTCTTTGCCAACGAATGGTTTCAATGTCTTAAGAGCTTCGAACAGGCGTTCGTCCAAAGGCTTTGGATCACTTTCGCGGTTGAGCACTTTGGTGAGGTCAGGCCACTTGGTTTCGAACAGTTGCGTCCTCAGCCACCGCTTCCCGCTGAAATGGAATGTGATGGAATTCTCGGTAAGCTGCACAGCTTCCGGAGCTTCGTCAATGCGGAGCAATTCCTTGATCGCTGCGCGAGGGATGTTGAGTGGGCGGGGCACCGTAGAACCTGTCCAGTATTCAACGAGCGTGATATTGTTGGTAGCGAACGCGCTCTGCCCTAGCAGGAGAACGCCGTTCGACCATGGGCGGGAAGCGTCGTCACCAATGAACGGCGCCACAACCTTCAACGCCTGCAACATGGCCGCACCGTCAATGACCACATGCTCACCTTCCGGCTGGACGTGCGGTGTGCTTTCATCCGGTAAGCAATCAACGAAGGCTTTGAACTTACCGCTCTTCACAGACAGTCGGCCTGCTGGTGTGAGTGCCAATTGGACGGTCTCGGTACAGTTGGCAATCGCTTTCACAAGCGACTCAGCTTTGGGCTTGCACTCGATATCAAACGGAATAGGGCTGCACAGCCCGAGCATCCCGTTATAACCGCGAACGGTTCCACCCTCGATTACAAAGTGCGTCAGCGCGGGAACGAAATCCTTCTTGGAGACTGCACCTTGCACAAACTTGAGTTCTGTAAGCATTTAGAAAAGCTCCTGCACGCGATGCGTGAATTGTTCGTAGTTGTTGGCGGCGTTCATCATTTCATTGATTACACCAAAGGCCCACAAATTATAGGCGGCACGCGATTCATAGACACTTGATAATCGTTCGTAGGTGAAACCCTGCTTTTCTAGCATCTGCAAGACATAGTCCTGCTCGATAGCGGTCAGGGTCGTTGCGTGTTGTCCCGCGTCATGCCTGCTTGGACTCTTCTCTGACACGGACAACGGCCCCCATTCTGGGGTGATGATGCTGCCGAATGCAGCGGATTGAATCCAGGAGGACGAATCCACGCTGTACCATGGATATCGCTCCATGATGGGAATCGCAGTGATACCGAAGCCATGCACTTTCAACCGCGGGCGACCGCTTCCGTCCGTAAGGTAACGCTCCCACATGCGGTCCAACCAGATACAGAGCTGCTTCGTAGAGCTGCCCACCATACCGCCCAGAGTGATATATTCGTAGTTCTGGACATAGTATTCTAGATAACGCTCATCCTCACCCGCGTGGAAACAGGGGAGCGGCTTCGCGCCGAGTTGCTCCATGTGGAGTTGGTTCTGGTATGTCTTCAGCGGGTCACCAATGCCGTCCAGCACGGATGCCATCACGACACCGTCTTCAACTCTCCAGAGATCCATGTTCCGTTTGATATATTCGCAATAGGTGGGCAAGTCAATTTCAACGCCCAACGTGTAAGCAGAGAACGCTCCCGAGTCCAGGAATACGCGAGCATCGTCCGCTCGCATCTGATCAAGGAAACGCTGCGATCCGATGTAGTGATACGACTCGAGAACGTGCGGTACTGCCTGAACTAATCTTTGCTCATGCTCGTTCAGTTTCACGTATCGGTTCTGGCCTTTTCTATAACCGTTGGTATAGAGTGCAGCCATGAAAATGTTCATAAGACCTCCTTTCGCTGACCTGTATTTTACCAGCGCCAGGCGGACGTAACTACTTGATTTATAAGTCTTTCGACGATCGACTTGTCGTCCTCGTACTTGTATTGAACAAGTCGATCGTCGCCTGTAGCGCCTTGCAGCCCGATTGCTGTCGAACTATGGATTAGTCGCAAAGACGCAGAAACTCAGCGCGAGTTTCCGGTTCGTCCTTGATGACGCCGCGGAGAGCTGTGGTTACAGTGTGGTGGCCTTGCTGGCAGATGCCCCGCGATTCCATGCACAGATGACGTGCCTTAATCAACACACCAACGCCTTTCGGTTGCAGGTTTTCAAACAGTGCGTCAGCAATCTGGTCGGTGAGTCGTTCCTGCACTTGCAGCCGGCGAGCGAACATATCTGCCAAGCGGGACAGCTTGCTCAGACCGACAATCTTGCCGTTCGGGATGTACGCGATGGACGCGGTTCCGATGATAGCTGCGAGGTGATGTTCGCAGTGTGAATAGATGGGGATGTCTTTGACGAGAACCATCTGGTCATAAGTCTCTCCGCCGTCTTCGAACACCTTGAGCAGCTTGGCAGGATCTTTGCCGTAGCCGCTGCACCAGTGGCGCCACGCTTTAACCACACGAGCGGGCGTCTCCTGAAGCCCTTCGCGATCGGCGTCTTCGCCTACCAGTTGCAGCAGGCGAACAATGATATCATTCCCGGAAGCATCTGCACCGTCATCGGTGACTTCCCAAGGAAACACGATCCACCGATCCTTGAACTGTTCGTCGGTGCGTTTGTCCAGCAGCGCAAAGAACGGAACTCCCGGATGCTCGTCGCAGTAGCGTTCGCAGGTCGAACCGCTGTCAATCAGGTCGTCGATAAAGACGTCCGCTTCGGCGGGGTTCTCCACCAGTACCATCGGGACCAAGCTCTGCAGAGCATACGCGACGGGAACGCCCCCACGCGGCACAGGGTAGGCCCGCAGCACGTTGATCGCTTGCTGGTTGGCATAGGTGTTGAGCGCGACCGCCAAACGGCCCACAAGGCCGCCTACTTGATCGTGAGTGAGTTTCATTTGCATGGGGTGCTCCTTAGGCGTGGAAAGATGCGGAGCACTTTGCAGTCTCCTCAATACGAACAGACACCAGCGTCACACCAGTGCCAGCGAGTTGCTGCGGGCCAATTACTTCGACCAAGTGCTGGGCCATGTTCTCTGCCGTCGGATTGAACGGAACGAAGACAACAGATTCAGTCAGCATGTCCTTTTCTTCCTTGGGCATATACACCTCAGCCAGATGTGCGCTGGAAGCGATAACCTTCTGCATCACCGGATCGCTCTTCCATGCCAGGAACTTGTGATCCCAATGCTTCTCGACCCACATGCACAGCTTCTCTTTGATGACACCGAAGTCAATGACACGTCCGACGGTGTCCAGTTCCGCAGCTTCGCAGACGAAGTGGATCCGGTAGTTGTGACCGTGAAGATGGCGGCACTTGTTCTCATGCCCGACGACGCGGTGCCCTGTGCTGATGTCGTGGTAGCGTTCTGCAGTTCGTTTCATTGTTCGTCCTTGTAAGAAATGACTTCGGGAAGGTTGTTGATTTCAAAAGCCTTGCGTCGCATGTAGCACGGGCCACAGGTTCCGCAGTGCAGCTCACCGGCGCGGTAGCAACTCCAGGTTAAGTGCATGGGAGCGCCGATACGGTTTCCAAGTTCAACAATCTCATGCTTCATAAGGTTGCCGACGGGCATAATAACCCGCATTCGCTTTCCATCACCAACTGCAAACGGGAGCAGGTCATTGAAGCGAGAAATGAACTCGGGTTCATTGTCAGGGTAGGCACCAGCTTCCTCAAGGTTGTTACCGAGAACGATGGTGTCAATTCCGCGTGCTTCTGCGAATGCAGTTGCAACGGACAGGAGCAGCAGGTTCCGGGCGGGAACCCATTCATGAGCGAACTCAGCGCCAGCTTCGCCTCCCGCCACCTTGCTGTCAGGGTCAAGCAACGGGGAATCATCCTTCGAATAGACAGGAAGGTTGAACAGCGTCAGCTCGGCGTCCAGGAACCCCGCCACCGCTTGGATAGCTTTGACCTCCGGACCCTCAGCCCTGCTGCCGTACAGGAAATGGATCAGATGGATGTCCATTCCAAGTTCGCGCTGTGCGTAAGCTGCACTGACCACACTATCCAGGCCGCCGCTGCACACGACCAGCGCCCGCTCACCTTGCACCGTGTCGCGATACAGGCTCACTTCCTTGCTCATGACGTTACTGTCGAACAGCGCGGCCGTGTAAGGCTTCAACATGCGTGACGGGTATTCCTGAGGCAGGTAGTTGCGTGAGCTTGCAAAGAACACCCCGTAAGGCGTCTCAATGTACCAGACCGGACGGTAATTCGCAGCGACGAACAGCTTGTCAGTGTGGTCACTGTGCGTCGCCAGAATTGCGTAGCTGCCGCGCAGTTTGCCAATTACTTCCACAAAGTCGCCCATCGTGCCATGCACATTCGCCAGCTGCTCGGCGATCGCTGCGCTGTCAATACTGGTGGGAAGATCGTGCGTGCGAAGGCCCCTGTCGTTTGCAATCGTCCCGTTATGTGCAATCGACCATTTTCCGGAGGTGTAAGGTTGCTGATCAGACAGTCGCTTCTCTTGAACGAACTCAGTAGTCGGTTCGGCGCGAAGGTTGCCCACAACAGCAGCGGAGCGGCAGACCTTGTGCAACGCAGGGGCACGCACTGCGCGACCGTTGCTTCGTGTCACTTCGCGGTAGGCCAGCAACTCGCTCTCTGCGCTGGAGTTGATAACGAACCCTCGTCCATCGCGCCCACGCTCATGGCTGGTTTGCCAGATGTGCTCAAGAATGTCATTCACCGCCTGAATCTTTTGGTGCGTATCAATGCGCCGCACCAGTGCGCCTATGATTGAGCACATAGTCACTCCATGTTGATAATTTTATGGACTTGCAACTGCAAGACGTAAGGGTGCAGCATCACCGAATTCACGCACGCTTGCAAGTTCGCTTGATTAACGACGTCGTCTTTGTCGTCGCAGGGTTGCAGATAGATCGTTCCTTTGAACCCTTCGTGAGGGCGAGCAACACGAGGCGACGCACTGTGGTCAAGCGCGAGCAGTGGAAGACCGTCTGAATCAACGCTGTCATGCGCCATCACGTATTTGTAGGCACATGCAAGCGACGCAGTGGCGGGATTGACGCGACCCGCCTTGGGGCTACACACAACGAAGCAACGATTCCGCTCGTTTGTATCGAGCGAACACAGTTCCGCGAAGCCGAGGGTGGGCGGAGGCAGAGTGCCGTTCGTTTCAATCTGTACCGTGTAACCTTCTGCAAGAAGCAGCTCAACGAGCGGGTGGATGTTCTGGCGAAAAGGTTCCCCGCCCGTGATGACCACAAGCGAAGGCGATTGGCGCATTTCTTGCACGAACTGCAACAGGGCGAACGGTGTGGAGTTCCAGCGATCCGTCGTGTAGTCTGTATCGCAGGCGGGGCATTGCAGATTGCAGCCTGCCAAGCGGATAAAGACAGCAGCGTGCCCGGTGAAAGGGCCTTCGCCCTGGATGGTGTTGAAGACCGAATGGACTTCGATGGTGGAACCGTCGCTCTCGCGGCGCTTCTCAATAGGCTGGATGTTCATGTTGTTCCCATAGGTTACAGGCCTGAGCCTGGGAGGTAAGGGTGCCAACCCTGCATGGCACAGGGTTGGCGGTGCGGTATTGTACCGCGGAACCTTACTCGGCAGCAGCCGGAAGGGTAATGCGACCGCTCAAACCGTGGAATTTCTTCCAGCGAGCGTATTCGGTGCGGATGTTGCTCGGGTTGAGACCGGCAGCGACACCAGCTTCCAGCAGGTTGGCGATCGGCACAGCTTGGCCCAGTTGCTGAGACAGGCTGTCAGCCAGGCCCCACACTTGGCCGCACAGACCTTCCGGGCCGGGACGGCGGATGCCATTCTGTTCCGGTTGGCGGTTGGCTTCGCGAGCAGCTTTGGCATCAGCCTTGGCTTGTTCCTTGGCAGCTTTTTCCGCTTCCTTCGCAGCCTTGGCGGCTTCTTTCGCGTCAATCTTCGCCTGCTTGGCAGCTTCGCGTTCAGCCTTCTTGGCTTCCTTTTCAGCTTCAGCAGCAGCCTTCTTGGCTTCGCGCTCGGCTTGCTTCGCAGCCTTTGCTTCAGCAGCGGCAGCAGCTTTCGCTTCTTTCTCGGCTTGTTTCTGGGCCTTGGCAGCAGCCTCGGCGTCGAGTTGTTCCTGGGTCTTCTCGAACATGATGATTCCTTCAAAAGTGGTTTAAGAAAAACGTCTGCGGGACGTGCTTCGCAGTTTATAAAACGGAACGCACGAACGCAACTGCTGTCAATTGTTCAGTCGGAGTTTCTGCCACTCACCAAGTGCAGTCGAACTCGTTGTCTTTCTGATGCCGTGGTTCGCTTCTAGTTCAGCCATGATGGTCTTACGCAACTGAAGCACGACGGAGGTATCTTTCGGGGAGCCAGCTTCGTTCCACATGCGGTCCGCGACCTCAAAGATGGTGATCCTGTTACCGGAACGCGGTGCGCTCGGCGTTTTGGCCGGTGCTACCGTATTGGCGGCAGGTTGATCGCGGCCTGTGCCGGCCTGTGTGGGCCCAGTTTCTTCGTTAAACAGCGTGACAGTGTGCTTTGTGTGTGCTTTGCCGGACGTCAGCAGATAATACAGGTAGGAAATCAGACTGTCGCGGTAATCACTAATAGGCCCTGTGATATTTCCAGCGTTACGATACATCAACGCCACTTCCAGATGCGATACGCGAAGTCGGTCAAGGGTCTTGCGAAATGGGTCTTGTGATTCACTAGCAGGCAGGACGATAAATTTGTCTTCGGTGTGGTCATCCTTGGGCGCCTTGAATGTACCTTCAAGCTGAAGGGTGTCACGGTTGAATATGAAATACATCTAACGACTCCTGTAGATCCACACGTTGTCGGCACACTGATAGACGTCCCGTTCAGGAACCCACATTCGAACGGCAACCTTTCCGGGTTCAGTGTGATGGTACTTGCAGTCCTCGGGCTTGCTGCAACCACACAGAGCAAGCAAGCCCACAAGGATCAGCGTTCTCATTTTGCTGCACGCCCCTTGATGCCCATGAACTTGCGCCATGCGTAGAACTCGCAAGACACGTTCGTCCGGTTCCAGCCGTTGGCATCTGCAAGGTCAGCAAGTTCGCCAGCTTTAATTTCTGGGTTCTTATCGAACTCTGCCCACACAGCGCCGCACACAGTACCTTCGGACGGACGCTTCACGCCGTTGCGTTCTTCGCGTTCTTTCTGAATGGTGTAACCTTTACGTGACACACGGGGCACAGCAGGGGCGGCAGGCTTATCACCGCGAGCGCGGGGTTCGCCCTTAGCCTTGGGAGACTTTGCTTCAACACGCTTGCCATCAACCACACGAGTCACGTTGCCAACACCAGTTGGAACAGGAAGCGGGGCAGTTCCCATCATTTGGGCAAGCGAAAAGCCCAGTCCGTTGCGCTTCGGCTCAGGGGCAATTTCTTCTTCAGCTTGTTCTTCAGCAATGTCAGCCTTGGCGTAATGTGCAACCAGCGCAGCACGCATTCCGTCATTGTTCAGCTTGCTGTAAGACACACCAGCCTCGCGGCAGGCAGCGCGGAGTTCTTCTTTGCCCATTGCATCAAATTTGGAAGCGGTTGCAGTCATTTCATTTCTCCTTACGGTGGTTAAGTTGTTTGCACTTGCGTTAAGCGCATGAGTGCAACTATACACGAAGAAATCATGATTGCAACACTTCAATCAAACTTTTTTGTCAGAACGGAATATCGTCGTCAAAGTCTGACGCCACTGGTGTAGGCACGCGAGGCGCCGCTGTATCCGTAGTTGGCGGAGCTCCTGCTTCCTGCTGACCGAAGGCGGTTCCGTCAAAACAATGCGCAAGGATCTCAGGGTATTGCTTATTGACCCAGATGCGAAGGTGTGTCGCTGCGGACAATGTATCAGCAACCACAAGGGCGTCCGCTGTGCTGTCTGGGAAGGCTGCGCTGCTACGCTCACGCCACCATTGTCGTGCCTTACGCTGCGCGAACCCGTCATGCTGGATGCAGACGTACTCACTGAACGAACGGAGGCCGCAATAGTAAGTCACCTTCATCATAGGAGGGCGACCTGCTTTCTCGTGCGTGCTGTACGTGATGTGATCCACCTTGAAGACTTCAACGAGCGGAGCCTCGCCGCGAAGCAATTCATCGCTCGCCGCGGTCTGCTTGATCTTAACTTGGAAAGTGAATTCCGCTCCGCAGTAGGCGCAGTGAGTCACGCTTGCGTGATTGTAGGTTGCACAGCTCCCGCACAGTTTCACAGGTGCTTCACCGCCAGCCTTGGAACCCTTCTTGCGAGGGATCACAGGATCATTGATAGGCCCGAGTCTGCGAGTGTTACCTGCGAAGTCCAGAACGAGGCAGTTCTCTTTCCCTTCGCAAGGGCGCGTCCCACGGCCAAGCATCTGCACCCATAGCACAGTCGAAGCGGTAGGGCGCAGAACGACGATCAGATCAATTCCCGGAAAGTCGAATCCTGTGGTCAGCACGTTGTTATTCACTGCGGCGCGGTACTTACCGGACTTGAAATCAAGAATCGCTTGGTCGCGCTGTGCATCGCCCATCTTGCTGTGGATGGCCACAGTTGGGATACCCATGTCGTTCAGCATGTCGGCAATGTTGCAAGCGTGCTCCACGCCAGACGCAAAGATCAACCAGTGCTTCCGGTCAAAGCCTAGCTCGAGCGTCTCACGAAGTGCAGCCTGTGTGATCTCGTACTTATCGACCGCGTGCTGGAGTTCCGACTGCACAAACTCGCCGCCCCGCATGTGAATCCCTTCGGTGTCGAGCATCTGCTTCGTCTGGCGTGGAACCAGCGGCGCAAGAAAGCCTTCTGCAATCAGGCGGTTGAATGCGTGAAGGCCTGTAATGTCGAAGCAGATGTCCGTGAAGATACCGTCGTCGGTGATCTTACCAGTGCCAAGACGCCAAGGTGTTGCAGTCAGCCCAACGACCTTCAGGTAAGGATTCACCTCGCGTAGAGCGTTCAGGAATGCTTGATACATGGTTTCATCGTTCGGACTTACCAGATGCGCCTCGTCAATGATGACAATATCAATATGACGAAACTGATCGGCTTTCTTTGCGACCGAACCAATGCCAGCGAACGTGATCTTGCGGTGCGTGTCGCGACGGTTCAATCCCGCGCTATACACACCGGCGGGCGCAGCAGGCCACAACGACATCAGCTTCTCATAGTTCTGCTGAATGAGTTCTTTCACGTGCGTCAGTACCATTACCCGCTGGCCAGGAAACTGGTAGAAAATCGACTGCAAGAACATCGCAATGATCACGGACTTGCCTGTTCCAGTGGGCAGCGCCAGCACAGGGTTTCCATTCTGCGCGGAGAAATACTGGTAGAGGCTGCTCACCGCCTCTACTTGATACGATCGCGGCTGAAGCATCAGAACACCTCGTAATGACTGCAACCAGTAAGCTGAAGTTCCTTCGGAATGACCTGTTCGAAGCCCGGAAGCGTGCAATACCAATTCCCATCATCCCGCGCCTCGCTATGCTTACACGTTCGGCAGTTGCGAGCCGGTGCAGCCTTGAGGTGGCAGACGGGTTTGTGGTCACACCAGCTACACGCGAACCAGCCAGGAGATTCACTGATGCGTGCGGGGGCTTCCTTCAGCAGGATGATCTGTCGAGCTCTGTCGCTGAACTGGTCCGCCGTTGCGGTGTCGAGCGTCACAATCTCGAAGTAGAAGTCGTCGTCGTTCTTATTGACTGCACCGTACAGCGCAACGGGCAGGCCCATCTTTCGCATGTAGGTATTCATCTGGACGTAATGCTCGAACTTAGCAGCGCGAACACCTTCCTTGACCAGCTTCTGGAATGACTTGTCGTTATGCGTCTTGAACTCCAACAGGCAGGGCGTGCCTGGAGGAAGATCGGGAATGCCGATAGCCACACCATCGCCTGAGCCGCCAAAGTGCCCGCCAACGTCGCTGATGCGGAATTGCTTGCCGTTCTCATCTTGCTGGTAAATCTGCACGCCAATCGTTAGCAGCGCAGCAATGAAGCGACCTTCTTCAAGGTGCCCGCGGTTGAACAGGCGCAGGATGCGCCCCTTGAACTTCGGAACCGTAGTCCAGCGGAATCCGTACCAGATAGCGCGACCACATTCCCCGCCAATGACCGACGCGCCCAAGTGTGTGCGGAACGGGTCATCTTGCCCACGGTAAGCGTCGCCTATGTGTGGGAGCACGCGCTGGAGGTGCTGGCGATAGGCTGCGCCTTGGTCGGCTGACATTGCATCGTCGATCGCTTTAAGCGTCTTAACTGCTTTCTGAACTGTTCTCATCTTCAACCCTTTCGACATGGATACCAGCCCGGCGCAGGAATTCGATCCCGTCTTCGTTCCGATACACGTCTCGATAAAATACTTCTTTGACCCTTGCACCCTGCAACCTTTTGGCGCATTCGATACAAGGCGCGGTCGTAACAAACACGCTGGCGCCAACGCTGCTCAACGTGCTTCGAACAATCTTATCCAGCGCGTTCTGCTCTGCGTGTATTACCTCAGGCAGTGTAGCGGAACCGTCCGGAACTTCACAACGGTTATCCCATCCACTAGGCGTCCCGTTATAACCTGGAACAACGATGTCGTCGATGACAATGACGCATCCAACCTGACGTCTCTGTGCATATGAAAGCCCCGCGTATGCTTGCGCAACTTTCATATGAACCCTCTTAAATTTGTCTTTCATGGGAGCTTGTGCTTATCACGGCACGGAGCGCAGACGCCTTTCACCAGTCGCCCGCTCCATTCACCACACAGGTCACATTCACCGGGCGTGCCTGCCGGTATCTTTGCAGCGCGTTCGCGCACTGCTGCGATTTCTGATGCTTCCAGTATCTCAGTTCTTGCTTGACTGATGTCTGCTTCGTCTGCCATGTCGTCCTCAAATTAAAAGGGCGCACCCTTTCGAGTGCGCCCGTTGTGTCAGCTTACTGCTGCGGAGCTGCCCAGGGCGGGGTTGCACCAGCGGCCGGAGCTGCTGCCTGCTGCATCCAAGGCGGAACAGCGCCAGCAGGTTGCGGAGCAGCTTGCGCCGGAGCGGGTGCGGCCTGGGGTTGCGGGGCAGGTTGCTGAACCGGAGCAGCTTGCGGAGCCGGTTGCTGTGCCCAAGGTTGCTGGGCCGCGGGCGGTTGCCATGCGGGTGCAGCCGGGGCAGGGGCCGCAGCAGGCGGCGCAAACTGTTGGGCCGGTGCTACGGGTGCGGCGGCAGGTTGCGGGGCCCACGGCGCGGCCTGCGGGGCTGCTGCCGGTTGCTGTGCCCAAGGAGCTCCGCCAGCAGCGGCAGGGGCGCCACCGACCGGGCCATCGACTTGCTCGTTAATGTTCTTGAACGAGCTGATTTCGTTGGATGCTTCGTAATCACCAGTCGCCGCACGAACCTTCACCTTGATCTTCAGCGGACGGCCGTGGAGCTGCTGGCTGTCTTGTACCTGCATCACACCAGTGGCATGGCAGATTGCGGACAGTTGCTTGTAGGCGATTTCCTGCGCGACGGGGTTTCCGTTACGCAAATTCAGACGGGTGAAGACCTTGCGGTTCGCGTACTGACCGTCCAGAACACTGAAGCGCAGTTCCAGATAAGCACCTTGCCCATCCTTGGTCGGCTTCATTTCCGATTGATCAATTTGGGCGTTGTACCAGCCCGCGGGGATTGCCTCGATCGATTCGCTCGGCGAGACGGTGGAAGCATCAAAGTTCAATTGTGCCATGATTTCAAACTCCTAGGATTTTGTTGAAAAGTTGCGTCAGGTGGGGCGGTTCTACGGCAGCCAGGACACCTGAGCGATCCTTGGCTTCGTATTGGAGGTTAGGTTGAGTCTGCAAGAAGCGGTATGACTCACCCTGTGGTGTCTTGTTGATACCGAGGCGGAACACCTCGTCGAAGAAGTAAGGCAGCTTTGAGCCCAGCTTCGAACCGGGCATTGCCGGGCCGTATTTGACCACACCCGTCAGCTCGTCCTTGTTCGGCTCCATCTTGGCGCTCATATAGACGTTCATGCCGGGAAGGTCGCGGTAGGCGCGGATCACGCTTTCCATCTTCTCGATCAGCTCACCGTATGCTTGGCGCGGGTCTTTGACCTGCCGCTTTGCGTTGTTGAGCACAACCTCAGCAACCTCGGACAGGCTGTCGATGCACACCGTCTGGAACTGCTTGGCTTCCGCGCTGCTGGAGAGCCACTGGTGAGCCTCGGTAAGATCCTGCACTGTGGTTATCTCGATCATCGGAATGCGCAAGTTGCGGAGGGAAAGTTCCCCACCTTCTGCGCTGAGGATAATCGGGTTCGGTGCAGTTGAACAAAGAACGGTTTTACCCATCCCCGCGCCACCATACACCAAGACCTTGACGCCGTTCATTTGAGCGGCCTGGTCGGTAGTTGTGAATTTCAATGCCATTATGGCTCCTTTGTTGTCTCGTATTGCTACGGTGAAAGCATTGTAGCAGTGACGCGGGTTTGTGTATTGATTAAAGGTCTGTCATGCTTCGAATGGACTGAAACGTCGGAAAACGAGGTTTGTCCTTGACGCCTTTTGGGAACATCTTTGCCTTGGCGATCTGCCCAAGAAGCAAGTCGGGTTCTTTGAAGTAACGAACGCGATCATCGTGTGTCATGCTGCCAGCTCCAATCTTAACGATGGAACCCTCGGCGAACAACACTGCACCTTTGGCGTCAAGAATGTCTTTGATGACACGGCCCATCATTGCGCCGACCATACCATTGGGCACCATGTTCTCTTGATGTGAAGAACGGAACTGAAGCCCAAGTTCGTTGGTCTGCGCCTCGTTGGTGTTTGTGACACCTTCCAAGATCTCCGTTATCTCAACTTCAAAGTCAATGAACCGCTTTATTCGAAGCAGACCGCCTTCACGCACCGTGGAGCGCCCTTGCTTGTGCAGCCCTTGCGGGTCGCGAATGATGGTGCCCTCGTAACCCATGTCAAGCCACGTGGAATCGACCTCCAGCAGTTGCTCCAGCGACGCACACATGACAGACGGGATGCAGCGCAAATGATGCGCCAGATCGCCTAGATGCGTGTCAGCCTGCAACTGCGCCACACGCGCCGCCATTGCGACAAGTCGCTGCTCGTAAGGCAAGCGAGCGGTCTCGGGCGTCATGTAGTCGAAGACGTGCCACAGGATCCATGGGGCGCCGTCAATGGTACTGAGTGCTGATGTGGTCAGCCTGCACAAATCAGGGTGGCACTCGTGCTCCGCAGCCATTTCACCGTCGAAGCCCGCCAACGACGAGTGGCTGAAGTATCCAGTCACGTGCCGGTTGGCGTGCTTCTTCAAGCTGCGCCCGGTTAGCGTTCCAGTCATGTTCAGCGCACGAACCCCGTCAATCTTTGGTTGTGCAATGACCGGAAAACGAATCTTGGATTCGTCGTAATCGGAAGCAAGCATTGGCTTCACAGTGGCACCATCTCGCGACGGATGTTTCCACGCTGATCTTTGAACGTGACCAGCATCGGCGGAGGTGCTACGCCGAGCGCCTTTGCGACATGGTAGGCAATCGGTTTCGGCGCCAGGCGTCGAATGAGTTGGATATCACGTGCCATTACAGGGTCTCCTTGAATGCGGCCACAGCGTAGGGAACAACCGGCTCAACCAGTTCCAGCATAGCTTCCGCATAGACGCGGATTTCCTTCTGGGCGTGCTCGTGCAAGCGCAGGCGCAGGAAGTGGAACAAGTTGTGAAGATCGACTGTCGCAAACATGCGCGAATAAGTCGATGCCGGAAGCACACTGCGAGCCAGCTCACGTGGGCAACCTTGCGCCAGCAGTTCCTTATAGAGTGCGAACGCATCCATCATAGACTTCCGCATGTAGCTCTGCATCAAGACCGCTTGCGGATGCTGTGCATCGGTTCGCATCTGCTTGTTCGATGTGCTTTGCGTAGTGATGTCAGACAGCTCGGGAACGTAGAACTCTTCCGGAAGCTCGCTGTAACGTGCGCTCACTTCATTGTAAGACCACGTCCGGTGACGATGCCACTGGCGGAACACGAACAGCGGCGCCTTGACTTCGAACGTGAAGGTGACAGCTTCGAACGGGCTGGTGTGGTGGTTCTTCATCAGGTAGGCGATCAGTTTCTCGTCCTTACCCTCATCTTCACCAGTACGCCAGTCAGCGTCGTAGCTGACGCGAGCGGCGCGGATAATGGACAGGTCGTTGCCCATGTGATCCACCAGCCGAACTAGACCATGATCAAGAACTTGTTTCATGCTTGCTCACCTGCTTTCTTTGCCTTTGCGGGCAACACGATTTCAAGGGCCGGAGAACCGGGCTTCACAATCAGAGCACGATCAAAGAGCTGACGTTGCTCTTCGGTCAGCGTGCGGTATTCTTTCAGCACGAGCGAAGGCTTGTATTGAACCAGCGCATCGGCAGAGATACCAGCTTGAACGAATTGCTCTTTCATGGCACCAAGGGCTCCAGGATCGACCTCACGGTTGATGGTGTGCTTACCCTTGAGAACCCATCCGTCAGCGAGCGGTGCAGAGTTTGTGCCTTCCGTAGGAGACGGGAAGTAAGCGCCGAAGATCTTCTGGCGCAACAGCATCTCGGACGCCTTGATGCGCTTCAGTTCTTCTTGCAGCTTGTACCATTCTTCGAGGTCAGCTTGCGTCACAGTGTTTGCAGGAATATCAGTCATGATGCCCACCTTCGGAATCAAAAAGTTCGCCTTGCACCGGAGCAGCCTTGTCGGCGCGTTCTTGTGCGTGCTTGTCGCTGTACGTCCCGGAGCTGTAACGCTTGGACAGCTTGGCGATGTTGTACGCCAACACTTCGTCGCGGGTGATGCCCAAGCCCTGACGCAGACCTTCCATATAGAACTCGAGGTCGCCCAGCTCTTCAACCACGTTCTCGCGGTCAATGGGCTTGCGGTAGATCGCTGCCTTCTTGACAGCGTCCAGCAGTTCGCCGGATTCACCCGCGATGCCAACTGCCATATGCAGTGCATGGGCGTCTTCGGGCGTCAGGGTTGCAACAATGTCCGCGCCAGGCTTGGCAAGCGCAGCGACGAGCTCGGGGTGTGTGATGTTCATCTGGTTTCTCCTAGTGAGTGCGTTAATGCACGTTCGTTAATTTACAGTGACCCGCGTTATGACGCAACTGTCAAAGCACATCAGGCAGACTGACGATTCGGTATGCTTTGCCGTGGAAGTTCCATTCGACTGGAATCTTATCCTTCGGTACTTCAACCAGATACCCGCTATCAACAAGACTGCGGATAGTGTGGTCAAGTGCAAGCGTCTGGCCCAGCTTGTGCTTCGCGAATGAATTGGTACGCTGCAATCGGATCTGCAGATACTTCCTAGCGACCACACCAGCCTTCCGCATGTCGTCCGTGATCTTGTACCCTGCCGCAATGGGGTGCTTCAGGTAATCCGCAAGCACTGCCAGCAACTTGCGCTCGCGCACAACGTCACCGTCACCGACGTCACCTTCCGACATCTTACGTCGCATGATAGAGATGTCGCGGTGGATCAAGTTAAGCGCCCATTCCGCGTGCTCTTCTGTCACAATAGGTGCCATCGGATTTTCTGTCACCGCCAGCAGGGCCGCAACCTTCAAAGTCTTCAGGTGAGCGCGGTTCCACATCTGGCGCCAAGACTCGTCATCCGTTGCGTTGATCTGCTGGTCACAGTGCTTGTCGAACGCATCCAACATGATCTGCGCTTCGCGTGACGTCGCGACATCGTAGAAACCTCCGGGCGGACATTGCATCACAATACCCGCACCAGTGAGCAGAATCTCCTTCAGGTCTTCTGGTATAGGCACACTGTTTGCAGTGTTGAACTCAGGGCGCAGACCTGCATATTCGATAACAATGAAGCGGGACATGAACCCGTCTTGCATCATGGTATTCGTTAGCGACTCATAGAACGTGTCAGGTGTCGTTTCGCCAATCATGCTGTAGGCAACACCGTTCGTCGAGGCGACGTTCTTTTCCTTGTCGCTGTACCCGATACCGCCAACGATGGTTCCAGCAGACGACTTCTGATACAGGTTTGTCATTACAGTGCGCAACGACGACATCGGCCCTTCGGTGTGGTCATCGCCCATCTTGCGCAGCTTACGACCCCATTCACCCGCTACATTGACAAAGCTGCCGCGTTCGCTATTGGAAATCCCTTTGACAAGTGCGGGGCCTGATGCGTAGTCACTGAAATCAACAAATGCTGAGAACGCTGTGGCACCAGAACTCATCATAACGTGCGATAGCTTGCTGATGCTGCTGTGCATTGCCTCTTTGCCCACAGCACTGCGAGCCACGAGGACAATGTAGAGATTGAGACCGCTCCCGCTGATATTGTATGCACGCCCATAGATGCCAGCGACCACACCGAGCGCCGACACGATAGCAACTTCGCGCACTGGTCGCGGTGCGAGGGCATAGAACCATCTTGCCAGCTCGCCCACTCTCCCAGGAGGCCATTCCAATGTCGATTCCGTCTCGACAGGGAGCAGCTTCTGCGGTGCAACCTGTGCCACAAGCTGCACAGCGTTGGCCTGCGCAGCAGCAGCGGCCGCGTCCTCACGTTGCTGCCGACCGCGGATCATTGCCAGCGTGCGGTCAATATAACGATTGTTCTTCTGTGCTTTGTCCCGTTGTCCGAGGCCTGACAAGCGAAACAATCTGCGAACTTGTTCATTGGACTTGGTGTAGAAGCACAACATAGACAGCAACGACAAGTCCGCCTCGGACTGTGATGGATAACCGAGGCCTTGCCAGTCTCCTGTCCAGAGGTGCTTGAACTTGTCGCCGTTTGCAGCGTCAGCCGCCTTTTGCCAGAGTTCTTCATCGGTAACTGTCTCCTCCTGCTCCACCAGCTCAATATGATTGGTCTGTGCAGCAGCGCGGATCTCCGCAACCAGTATATCCAGCAACTCTTGGCGGTCTTCGACAGGCTTTTGGAATCCAGGCAGCGCGTCCCCTGTGCAAATAATGAACCGCTGCTGCGAATACACCTCAACCCCGTCGCGCCTGCAACCTGTGCCCACCTTACCCTTGACCCAGATGTGCAAACCCTTACCGCTGCGACTGCGCTCAGTATAGCTGTCAAACGCTTGCACAATCTTCCAGAATCTGTCAAGCTGCTCCTGCGGCGTGTTGTCTTTGACGTCAAGGTCAATGCAAGTGAAGCAATCGTCTTCCGACAATACGAAACCAATGCCCGACCCTTCGCCCCATTGGGCCGCTGTAAGCGACGCGCTGTACCAGTCCGACCAGTTACTCGGGTTCGTTACGCTGGCCCGCTGTCCGCTTGTTGTGTAAGGGCTCTTATCCGGAGCCGCGACGCACCATTTAGGCACATAGCGCAGCTCATCGGGCAACCTCTCCCATTGAGCTGGAATCATGCAGTAGCTCCCCGACGAACGTCCAGAACGATCTTCCAGGCGTCAAGGTAGGGCTTCACCTTGTCACGTTCCCAGATGTAGATCTTGCCCTGGATATCGATCGGGTCAGGGAGCTTGCCAGTGCGACGGGCCAATAGGATTGTGGTGCGGGTTACGCCCATTGACTGCATAATCTCCGAACTGGTGATATACCGTTCGTCAAATTCCCGCTGGGCGTCATTTACTTTTGACGTCATGTTTGTCTTCCTGTGGTGAGGTAAGTTGCTGGCATTGTACCGAGCAGGCTAAGGCCTCGCAACGTGTGTTAAGGAATCCACTTCGGAGCACCACGGGCCTTAAGTACGTTAAGTTCCACTCGCAGTTCTTCTGACACAGCACGCGCCTCACGATACCTGTTTTCAGCGACCTCCACTTCCGCCCGATATTCGGCACACTGCGCGAGCCATTCCTGATAACGAGCAGACTTTTCCGCCTTGGCAGCGTGTGCAGCTTCGTTCCGCGGTCGCCCGAGTTTCTTTTCGGCAGGTTTGTCCATGATACTTGGGTTCATGACTGCTGCTGAGTAGAGCATGAGCAGCATGTAAGAGTTCGCGTCGTTGCAGAGGAACGCTTTGTCGTGCGGCCACCAGTCCTCACCCTTAGTGATGCAGAAGAAAGCGTGTGTGACATGGGAAAACGAATTATTGAACAGTCTGACCGCTGCTTCGGGCATGGTTGGACCGTTGTAGGCGCCTTTGTCCATGGGCATATTGACTGGAGCAGGGTTACGCGGAAGCCCTGTGCTTTTCCAGTATTTAACGAACCCGCTGGCGCCCATAGCGTCCGACGGCCACAGTTCTACGGGGTATCCTAGCTCCACCAGCTTGTCGAGCACTTCCTGCTCCCATTCAGCATAGTGCTCTTCGGGCGAAAGATTAGAGACCGGAAGGGTGATATCGTGCATGGTGTTCTCCTGTGGAATTGGTGCGTGCATTTTGTATTAAGTACCGAGGTGGCACAACCTGATTCTGGGATAAAGACGTCAGAATTGCGGTTTTGCTAATGGCTAATTGGTGGAATTTTGTTAGCAACTAATTTTCGGGGCTTAGGGGTACAGCCTTTATCATATGTGGTAGGCCGTACACTACTACATACTACACCTTAAAGAAAGATTCTATATCTCTACTACTAATTACTAATTTATATATTGTTTATAGGGTATATATAGAGCACTGGTAAGGGTTTGCAGCGATTAGCACTCAGCAAAATATACCCTCGCAATTATGCCAGTCGGTGAATAAATTCTATGGATTTAGCTGGTTTCGTTGAGTGCTTGTGCAATGATAATCGCGGAACAATGGACCGATAATAGTTTTGCCTCGGTGACACTGTTAGCCATCGGGTGACGCGAAATGATTTCGTTCGGCTGGATTCTGCTAACGCAATTAGCCCGCGAGCTCACTGTGGTCATATTAACGTGCGTTGTGCTCAAAGTTGCACACGGTTAAAATTAGCCTTCCATCTACGAAAGGAGTTTGATATGTCAGTAGGCAATAAACATCCGCACTATCACAAGGATGTGCGCCACTTAGAGACGATTGACGTCTATCGAGTGTTGCACCTGTTCAACGTCACTGATCCCTGCATCCAGCACGCGATCAAGAAGTTGCTTGTTGCCGGTGGGCGCGGTGCGGGTAAGGACATGGGCAAGGATATCCAGGAAGCAATCGACAGTCTGCAACGGTTCCAGGAAATGCGTGCGGAGGACGTTGCACCGGCTTCTGACGTGGGCGCTGCCCAAGACAGGATCTACGACATGCTGCTTGGCGATGATGGGCAGGCGTGGAAAGAAGCGGAACGCTATATCGAGCGGACACGCCCGGACCTTTGGGAACGCATACAACGTCACCGTGATGCGAACTGCACAATCGGGCGAGATAGGTTCCAGCCATGACGCTAAGTGATGAATTTATTGCAAAGGTTCGCAAGGACTTTGACAATTCTGGATTGGAATCTTGGCAATGGGATACATTTCTGAAAGGTTATATTGCCTGTCTGAAACGATTTGGAGGACGCAAATGAGTCAGTCCAAAGCAATGAGCCTGTTGGAAGCTGTGGTCAATACGATTGTCGGCCTAGTCGTTGCGATGATTGCCACTGCTGCAATATGCAAGGCGTACAGCATTCCGATGACGTGGGAGAACAACTTTATCATCACATTCTGGATGACGGTGATATCGATTGCTCGATCTTACCTGCTGCGACGCATATTCAACATGGGCTGGCGCCGTTGTGCGGAATGTGCGATTGCGTTCTATGAAAAGAACGGTCGAGGGCGCAAACTTTGAACAAGATGCGGGTGTCGCTGGTACAGCGAGGCGACGAGATACGAGGCACTGTCGAACTCTGTTCCGATGGTGTCTTCGTTCTTGAAGGACTTGCCATGGTTGTTGAACAGTTCGCACGCCAGCATAATGTGCCTCCTGCGGAAGTCGTTCAAGACTTGTACGCGATTGTCTTAGGAAAAGTGAAATGACACGAATCAATCTGGTTCCACCTCAAGAACTGATGGACCAACACTTGTTCGCGGAGTTCCGTGAAATCAAAATGGTGCCCAAGTCCCTTGCTCGCAGCATTGCAGCGCGTGGCGTGCAAGGTGTGCTGAAGCGTATCCCGCCAGCATTCACGTTGAACACTGGTCACGTGAGCTTCTTCTACGATAAGGGCGCCTACTTGGTTGAGCGGTATGCACTGCTGAGGCAGGAGCTTGAGCGACGCGGTATCAACTTCAACCGTGAGTCGGAACTCGACCCGGACGGAACCATGCTTGCGGCGCCGTGGTGTGGTCATTACACTGCAACTCCGGAAGCATTGCATATCATTCGAACTCGAATTGCTGAGAAGATTGCAATGAAGCCAAGCTGGTATCGATACGAAGGGAAACCGATCGCATGACAGGATTTGAGATTGCTGTGACGTGTCTTGCTCTCAACGTGTTCAAAGAAGCACGCGGGGAGCCTGTGCAGGGCCAGCACGCCGTGGCACTGGTGACGCTCAATAGGGTATATCGGGCAGGCTTGTCTAAAGACGTGTGCGAGGTTGTATTCGAGCCCAAGCAATTCAGCTGGACGGTGACGGATAGCACAGGTGGCGTTCTGCACCATGACAAGCGCCCTGACCGTACCAGCAAGGAATGGAAGCGTGCGGAGAAGTCTGCACGCGAGGCACTCTACATGGAAGACTTCACGCATGGT